ATGCCACCAAGAGCGCCAGCAGACCCAATGCCTTCTTGCAATGCACCAGTTCGACCTGCAACATCCATTGCGGTGTTGGCAGCACCTGTAGCAGCAGGATTGGATTGACCATAAGCAGTATCAGCCATGCCAATCGTTTTCTTGTAGGCTGGCATTGCCGTATCTGTCAAAAAGCCCGTTTGAGCTTTAAGAAGATCTTTTTGTTCTTGCGTTACTACTGGGGTAGAACTACCCGATGATTTACCGCCGCCCATATTTAGCCTTTCCCTTTCCCGCCACCATGTGACTGAGGTTGTATGTGAGTATTATCCCACTGTCCAACAGTATTAGGATATTTGTTAGGAGCGCCCATAGTAGGCTGACCAGAAGTAGCAGAGTTTGTTTGCATGCCACCTTTACCCATTGGTCTAGGCATGTTGGGTTGCATAGGTTGGCCTTGATCGCTGTTATTGCCACCATCATCACCGCCACCACCATACATGGGTTGCTGCGATCTTTGTTGTTGCCATTGCTCAAACCCTGCTGGATTGGCATTGATGGCATTTTGATCCAGACCGTCTGCTCTAGCTCGAACCGCACCTGGACCACCAGGGGCGTTGTATGAAGCTGCAAAGTCAAGAGGTTGCGCTCTTAATGCAGCGCCAGGTCCACCTGGTGCGTTATAAGATGCAGCAAAGTCTTGCACTTGCTGTGGTTGACCGCCACCTTTGCCCATTGAAGGACTAGGTTGACCAGTTTGTGGCTGCTGTACTTGTGCTGAAAATCCACCCATGATTTACCTCGGTTTAGTAGGCCAAACCACATTTAGTGGATAACCTGATTGTGATGTGATGTCTCGCAGTTGCTGACGATAAACAGCCCATGCCTCTTGTTCTTCAGTAGACAAAGGATTGTTTGGGATTTGCGTCCAATCTGACTCATACAAAAGAGTATTTCTTTGTAAGGCAACACCGTTCTTAGCGTCATTGTATTGCTGAGTTTCAGTTCGTGAGTCAATCCAACTAAAAGTTTGGTTGCTCCAATATGAGAAAGGACTTGGCTGATTTTGTTTTAAAGCTGTTTGCTGTGCGGTGTAAAACACAATGGCGTTGTTTTCTACATAGCCAACAAAGTTAGTGTATTGACCTTGAATAACACCTTGTCCAACATCTGCTTGCAAAGCAAAAATATCTTCATCGCAAACACCACTGCGAATGATTTCTTTAGAAGCAATGTCAAATACTGTGTAGTTCATATTGATGCCTGATATACAAATGTTTGAAAAGTAGAAATTACTCCTGTTGGATATTGATTACTAGTGTTGTTGCTATTTGAAAAATTACAAAAACTAGGAGCATCAACTTTTAAAGTATAGGTATCAACTGGCAAATTATTCAATTTACTAAATGAATAAGGCAGCCATATATAGTAATAAGGTGGAAATCCAGTATTTACATCATAGTAAACTACAGGTCCATTTATTTCTAATTGGAATCCTCCAGCAACTAGAGCCCCACTAGAGTTATATAAGAAAAAATTTACAGCTATATCTGCTCTGGTTGGAGTAAATGAAGGCGAGCTTAAGCTTGCAACAACATAACCACTTGAGCTAAGTATTGTTGGAACTTGTTTGGTAATTGTAAAAGTTAAAACTGTTTGTGGAGTTGTTGTTATGCTAAATCCATTACTTACAGATGTTGTTGCATTTGAAAATCCATTCATGTAGACGTTTGAATTATCAAAGACAAAACTTCTAGATGAATTACCAAATACAAATTTACCATCTGAATACAAGTGAGAACCTGTACCAGTCATAACAGTGCCGTTAATTGCAGGGTTTGTTCCGAGAATTATTTCTCCTGCTGTGACGGTCCCCATATTTGCAGTAATTGCAGACAATTGATTAACACTTAATTTATCGGAAGTAATTGTGTTTTGAACAATCAAACTACCAGTAATATAAGTAGTAAATAATGTCCAGCTAGTGACATAACGATACACAACAGCATTGTTGTAATTGTTGTAGCTAACTGTACAAATATCACCAGCTACAGGATTACGAGCCAGCAGTGCATAAACTTCTGCATCAGTAGGTGCAGAGCCATCATTAGCCGTGCGAGTAATAACAAAAGTTGCAGCACCAGGTGCGCCACTGTTACCAGCCAAAGACTTAGAAATGCTGTAAATCTTTTGAATCGTGACGCCGTTATATACAGCTTGCAATGTTGCCGTACCGTTTAGCGCAGACATAGCAGAAACGCTATAAACACCTGTTGAGGCATTGATAGATATTGTTACGCCAGAGCTAGATACAACACTAAATGCCGATGATGTAGTCACATCAGTAGCACCGTAGTACATTTTGAACGTACCACCAGCATTGGCAAAGCTAATTACATTACCAGAGCTGTCAGCAGCAACAGTTACTGACTCATTGGTCAGCAATCCAGTTGTTGCATTAGTTCCGTCTGCAACACGAATAACTGTAATAGTGTCCGAGTAACCACTTAGGTTGGCAGTAACTACGCAGTATTCAGCAGGATTAAAGTCAGCAATTGCCAATGTGCGAGTTAAACCAGAACCACCCAAAGAAGGTGAACCAATGTTTGTACCAGCAGCGTTGTACTTAGTCGCTGTAAACACAGGACTGCCAGCCAAGCCTTGCAAATTGGCAGTAAACGTGATGGTCTGTGACGTTGGCAAAGCAGCGCCAGCACCATCGTAAGCAAAAGTCTGAGCAGTGCTTGATAGCGTCAAGACAGATGCAGAACTACCGTTTGTGCCGTTATACGCAATACCACGTATAGGATTAGCAGTATTAGTCCAATCTAGCGTTGAAGTTGTGACTGTTGCCAACTCATTCAAGGGAACAGTAATTGACCAAAGATAGTTGCCTGGCGTAGTGTTGCTAGGAGCGCTTGTAGACCACCCAGAAGGCGCTGTGTAAGCTCCTGTTGCCCAAGTGTAGGTAGAAGTCGTTGTTGGCCTTGTAGGAGGCGTAGACGATCCTGTCCAAATGTAGATCGTTGGGAACGCAGACATCACACCGTTAGCACCAGCTTGACCAGGTGCGCCGTCATAAACGACAGGCATCTTGATCGTCTTGCTGATTGGTGACAACAAGTTACTACCGTTCACAGTCAAAGTAACGTCAACACCAGTTGATGATGATGTGGGTGTTACAACTACAGAAGCTGTACTTGCTGACGTTGGCGTAGCGCCTGAGATGGTCCAAGCATATGTTGGGGAAGTTACGTTACTCAACACCGCAGAAAGTGTTGCATTGGTAGGCGTATATGCTCCACCAGAATTTTGAACGAACGATGTATATCCAGAAATGTCTAAGGACGAGCCAGCAGGACCTGTAGCACCAGGGTCAGCAAACGTAAATTGCACTTTGGCAACAGAAGCTTGTGTAACTACGCCAAGACTGTTTTTGTATCGCACAGGAACAGTAATGAACGCAGGACTGCTAGACATAGCAGTTGGATCAGGCCAAATAGCATAATCGCCGCCGTCTGTAGGATTGCCAACAGTAATGTTTGTATAGGAAATATCACCAAAGCCAGTCGTTGATGAGTTACCAATACGCCAACTGTTGTTTACAAAGTCAACACTTGTATCAACTGTTGCACCCGAATAAGGAATTACAACACCTAAGTCTGTCGCAAACAAAACTGCTTTGACGTTTGTAAATACAGGAGCCAATGGACTGCCTGTACGTGGAACTTGCATTACAGGAGGCGTAAAGTAAGTTACAAACGATTCTGCAATAACAGGGACATTGGCAGAAGTAATGACATCAAGATCAATTGATGCGCCTGTATCTTTTACCCAACCAGTATCAGGAGCGGCAGTTGATATAGCGAACTGAATGGCTCTACCACCTGTTGTTTGATACCAAAGAAACTTAGTAGTACCAAATCCGCCAGTTACTTTTGTCCAAATATAGTCAGCAGGGTTTGATGATTCTGCTGCATCATTGTTGTTCCTTTTGCCGTAATACAAACGGTTAGTAGGAACATCGCTAAAGTTTACTGAGCCATCAAAACTGTCTGCATATTTAATTGCCAAGAACCGATACAGATAACCAATGATTTCACCGTTGGAGCCAACAATAACACCAGTGTTTGGATCAGACGAGACAGAGCCAGAGAAATTACTCAGTAAGTAATTTACGGCATCTGATATTTCAGACTGAGTTGGGTTTCCATCAAGCAGAAAAGGCATTAGAACGCATCCTCAGTGATAGTTGTTTGCCAGTTTAATGCAGTCAAGTTCCATGCGTTTGTTGCATCATTGGATTCAACTTTGACAGACACTGTACGCACACTGTTTTGCTGAGTGGGAACCCAAGGATTATCTGTAACGATAGAAACAACTTGCTTTTCACCATAAGTAGGTGTCTGAGCTGTCGAGTTAGCGCCACCAACAGTAATGTTGATTGTTCCTGTACCAGCAATCTCAGGCAATATACGGTGTGTATATACCTTTGAAGAAAATGGAACAGGACCTTCTGCTGTCTGAAGAGACAAGTTTGTACGTTCAAACAAACAAGGAATAGGCGTTGAGTTAATAAAAGAATTACCTCGACCTGTCTGCACAAGCTTTTTATCTGCACTGCCACCTTGAGCATACGTTACAGTTCTAGAAGCATATTTAAATGCTCCACCTGTAAACACAGGGCCTTCACAAGCATTGCAAGCATTGGCAATATCTTTAGGTGCGTTCCAAATGTTCAAGTCATAACGCCATGACAGCATTTCATTACACCAACCTGTTGATGTCAGGTTCGGGTAATAAATCTCTACCTGATTCTTTTGTGTGTTGTTAACAACAAAGATGCGATCAGAGTATGTTGTATTTAAATTTCTAAAAAAGTAATCACGTACTTTTTGGTTGCCCAAAGGAGCAAAGTCAGATCCGTCAAACACCCAGATGTCACGACTATCAACACCGTAAACACTTGAGTCTGTGTTTGTCCAACAGTTGTTGTTAATCAGTCCACGACCTTGGTTAAACAAACGAGTACCAAAGATAGGTGTCGTAGTGTTTTGATAGGCAATAGGAGAAAAAACAACAGTATCCCAATAGCTACAAACATAAAAGTTTGCACCCAAAAAGAAACCATCAATCAACGGACCACGAACGGGAACTTCTTTTTCGTTAGCCACGTTAGTAAGACTTGGCTCCCAAGTGCCAGGCACACCAGTGTTAGCAAATGCTTGTGACCAACGAACAGTGGTAGGCAACTCAACCGTTGTGCCACTTGATAAATCTTCAGACAGATTACCAGCAATCAAAATGTTACCTACGTTAGGCGAACAGTAATTGCGAACAAATCCTGCACGAGTAGCAGTTACACCTGGCGTGTAATTCCAACTAGCATTGGAGGTAATGGTTATCTCTGTGTTTGTCGGCAGGAACTGCATGGGGTTACGCAATCCATCATTGATGAAGAATACGTTGCCAACCCATGAAGTTGTGATGTTTGTTGCTTCTGAATAACCAGAAAGATATGCGTTTGGATTTGCTCCAACGCCAGGCGTAATGTTGCTGATACCTGATGATGTCACCATGTACCAATAACCCTGAGAGCCATTGATCGTACAGACAATGTACACCCATTGGGATTCAGACCTAAAGCCACCATCCATAAAGATAGGATAGTAAGGAACAGCAGAGAGAATTTCTTCTTCTCCGCTGATCTTTTTGATGCCTCGTACATCTGCTTCTACGTTGCGACCACTGTTGTATTCAAGAGGCCCAAGTGCATTACTAGGCACGTCAGGCGTGAATGACATGCTAGTGAATGGTGTACGTAGAGGCGTGTACGAGTCTGACATATTTACTCTTTAGGAGTTTCTTCTTTTGGCAATTGACCAATGATCTTTTGCACCAAAGGATATGCACCAGAGCCTGTAGGCAACTGATTCAATACTTTGATGATGTCATGGACTTCTGCTTCTAGAAGGTTTAATGTGATTTCTTGCATTGCAATTCCTTTAGTTAATGGAGGCTACATTATGCCGTAGCCCAAGGCAATCCAACAGCTTGCACTGGATGCTTTAGCAGTTCAATTTGGCTTTGCAGACTTGTCTCAACTGTTTCTTTGCCCAAAGCATTTTGCACCCAACCAACAACTTGAGCTTCAGTCAAGTCAGCGTAAGGGATGTACGTTTCGCCTTGTTCTTGCGTAAAAGACAAAGTGCCATATGTGCTGGCGTTGTATGTGTCTTCATTTGCATAAACAGCGTAATGCACTGTAACTACAAAACCGTCAGAGGTTAGACGGTCCATTTGAGAAATTGTCCAAGTGGTTGTCATGATGTTTCCTTATTTAGATTCGAGGGCACTGAGGCGTTTACGGACGGATTGGATTTCCTTGACCAGCATAGGCACAAGTTTGGAATAGTCCACTGCCATCATTTCTTCAGAGTCAGCGGGTTGATGCACAGCTTCAGGAGCAACAGTTACAAGTTCTTGGGCAATAAAGCCAGCACGTTGGTGTATTTGGTTATTTTTCCAATCAAAACTGCGAACTTGAAGTGAATCAATAACATTACCAAATTCAGGCGCATCAACGATGTTTTCTTTCAGGCGTTGGTCGGAAGTTGTGTTGTAAAGCGTTAATGAACCATTTGAAACAATTGAGCCTCTTTGAGTGCCACTTTCGGTAAATGAGGCATGATAGTAAGAGCCTCCATTGTTTGCCGCATTTGAATAATAGTTATAGCCTCCTGCCCCGCCCTGGATAGTTTCTATGGTGTTACTTCCAACAGTATTTTGAACACAAAAACGCCCTGATGCAATTTGAGCAATACGCCCCACCAGCAAGTTACCGCTGGAGTCTATACGGGCACGTTCTGCGCCAGCGCCTACATCGTAAAAAGCAAACGCATTTACATCACCCGGAATTCCAATTTTCCAATCAGCTAGTGCATTAGCGTCAAAAAGAAGATAAGTTCCAGTGCGACCACCAGTGCTGTATGAATTTGATATTGTTGCAACATAACCATTTGACGGGTTAGAAATTGCTATGTTAAGACGGCTTCCAGCACCGTTTGTTGTAGTGCCAACCAACAAATTCCCACTAGCATCAAGCGTCATTACTGAAACAGAACCGCTTAATGCCACCCCTGCGGTACTTGACGGTGTTTGACGCCAAACAAATGCGCCTGAACTTGAATCCCATGTGAACTCAGACGCTTTACCGCCGTTTAAGCTAATGCCAGCGGCAGCATTACCCCACAGTGAATAAGCATAAACACTTCCAGAGTTATATCCTGACCACGATGTAGAGCCGTTAATCGTGAAAAACTTGTTGTTTGTTACAGCAGCACTAGGAGTAACACCCAAGCCTAGGTTGCCTGCGGTATCGAGGATTAAATATTCAGTCCAAGCAGAACCGTTATAAAGACTTACTGAAAAGCTATCAGCAGGAGCAGTTCCAACCGCACCAAAGTTTATTCTCGATGCTTTTGTTGGAGTGTTGTCTTTCCAAAAATTTATTGAATTGGCGGAGCCGACAAGTCGCTGCGAACCGACAATGTGCAACGGTGCTCCAGGAGAACTCGTCCCAATACCTACGTTACCAGCCAAAAATGATGTGTACAAATTTGTATGGTCAAAACGCATCAGTTCGTCTGATGGATTGTTTGTGCCAGTACCAGACAAAATAGAAGACAAATTACCGCCAATGTATCCAGTGACAAGCGACAAACGCCCGCCGCCACTACTCCGCAAGTTGTAGCCTGGAATGTTTGCCTCTGCTACAAACGACAAATTGGATGAATTGCTGTAACTATTTGATGCGTGAACTTTTCCTGAAGGAGAACTCGTCCCAATACCTACACTACCTGCAACGCCTAAGTTGTATGAACCGCTAAATCCAGAATCGCTTGTGTACCCAACCATCAGAGCTTTGCTGGTTAGGCGGGCTTGTTCGGAGTTTCCAATCCCAAACGCAATTGGGTTACCGTTTAATTCATTAAAATTTACCAAACTACCCGACACTGACATTAACAAGTTTTTACCACCAGAGTCAGTGGAGACAAGCTGAATAGAACTTGTGCCAGAACCACTCAAGTTAAGCAATTGAGTCGCTGAGGCAACACCAATACCCAAACCAATTCCGTTGTATGTCAGCGCACTACCAGTAGTTACAACCTTAGAACCGTTGAGATAGGCAACACCGTTTGCTGTGCCGTAAGACAGCGTTTCGCTTGTGCTGATAGTTGTGCTTGCAAAAGATCCAGAAGTAGTTGCTTTGGTAGCAAGAGTCTGAACAACACCAGCATTGTCTTTGTAAAACAGTTTGCCATCAGTGATGTTAATAGCCAACTCACCGCTATTCAAATTACCAGCAGTAGGAGCCGCACTAGCCGTTGTCGAGTAATACAGTTGAATGGGCGTGTAGTTTGTTTGTGCCATGTTTTTTCCTTTAGAACGTGCCGCCTGAGACACCGCCCAAGACTGTTAAATAGATTGATGAGCCTGTCAATTGAACCCAAGTAGCAGATTCTTTAACCCACAATGTTTGAGGCGTTGTGTTTGTTTGTACATACAACTGGTTTGAAATGCCATCACCACTACCAGGAGCATTAGTGCCAATCAAAATAGGCAAACCTGCACCGCTTGAATAAGCAAATTGACCTGGCACTGACCAAGTTAATGTATCTGTTTTGCTATTAACTACAGCAATAGATACCCAAACTAATGTCGTAGGGTTTGTTGGAGGCGTTGTTGACCAACCTGTAGGTGGTACACCAGTATTTGTAGTGAAATCCCAAGTGCCACCAGTCGGGGTAGCAGGTGCAGATGCAGATGTTTGAAAGATAAACCACTCAAAGTATGTACCACCAAACGTATTGGTGTTTCCATACAAACCAACAGACTCAGATGAGTTGCCGTAAAAACTACTGGTGATCATCAGAATGTACCTCCAGAGATGCCAGACCAACTAGAGTTTGTTCCATCAGTAGTTAAAAACTTTCCTGCATTACTTGTTTGAGATGGAGTTAAAGAATCAAAACTAATATTACCTGAACCCAATAAAGAGTTACTTGCTACAGTTTTAATGTTTGTTCCACTCACCAAAGCAGCTTGTTTGTTATTAAACGTAGTCCAATCAGTAGAACTCAACACGCCTCGGTTAGTTGCCGATGCAGTAGGCACGTTAAGCGTGATTACTGGCGTTGTTGTGCCTGTTGCTACAGTTGAACTAAGGTCAGTCCCTGTTGTACCTAATGTGAGCGCTGCAACAGAAGTAACAGTGCCTGTTGATGCGTTTGACCAAACAGGAACACCAGCGCCAGCAGAAGTTAGTACTTGTCCAGCAGTGCCAACAGCCGTATATGCGTGAGCAGTACCAGTTCCATAACCAACACCACCAGCAGTAGGTGTTGCAGTGCTATTAGTGCCGCCATTGGCAATTGCAACTTGGCCCGTAAGAATGGATGCAGGAATACTTAATGGAGTTGTTTGTTTGACATAAATTTTGCCAACAGACGAATCAACATATGTCACCAAACCTACTTGGATGGTAAGTCCAGTAGGCGGTATCGTATTCATTAATTGACCCGCAGAATATGGGCTTAGATACAGAGTTTGACCAACAGTAAATGTTCCTGTGTTTACTCCGTCAATTACGCCAGCAGCGGTAACATAACCAATAGCTCCGTTTGCAATTGATCTGTTTGTTAAACTAATAACAGCAGAGGTGGCAACTACATCAGCTTTTGCCAATGCAATGTTTGGATAAGTTTGACCACTTGAGGTAGAAGTAACGTAAACAGGAGCGCCGTTTGCAATAGTTGAACCTGTGTTGTTAATTACTTTGAATTGAATGTCTTGACCAATGTGAACAATACAGTTAGCCGAGTCGTTGTAATAAGCCAACGCATGAGCAGTTGTGTCATACCATTGACGACCTTCTGCGTAACTAGGTGCAGATGTATTTGTCCATACTTGGTAATTGCTGATTGTTGGATTAGCAAACGAAGGACCAGTAGCTAATGCTAAAACAGTGCCAGTTCCAGTAGTGGTATAGCTTGTACCCCATGCGCTACCAGTTGAATTGGGTATTCCAGAACTAGGATAAACAACTGGAGTTGACCACGTAGTGTCGTAGTTTGTATTGCTGGCTTTTGATAAAACTTGACCAGTAGTACCACCTGTAGGAACACCCGCACCTGTATCGCCTTTATCTCCACGAGGAATCGTAAAGTTAAACACAGCAGCAGATGATGAACCACTGTTAGTCACTGAAGCTGATGTACCCGCAGCTCCCGTGGTGGTAGTACCTGCTGCAACCGTGGCAGCATCACCTTTGTCACCGCGAGGAATTGTGAAGTTAAAAACTGCTGCGTTTGGCGTACCAGAGTTTGTTACAGAAGCCGAAGTTCCTGCCGCACCAGTTGTAGTTGTACCCGCTACAACCGTTGAATCAACACCAGCATTGCCGCGAGGAATTGTGAAGTTAAATACAGCAGCAGAAGATGTTCCTGAGTTGGTAACACTAGCTGATGTTCCAGCTGCGCCAGTAGTAGTTGTTCCAGCAGCCACAGTTGCTGCATCACCTTTATCTCCGCGAGGGATGACAAAGTTAAATACAGCAGCGCTAGATGTGCCTACGTTTGTAACCGATGCAGACGTACCAGCAGCACCAGTTGTGGTCGTTCCTGCTGCGATAGTGGCTGCTGCGCCTTGTTTAAAAATCTGACCTGGCACAGACCAAGTTAATGCGCCGTTACCGCGAGAGTTAACTAGCGCAATAGACAAATAAACAGGGTTTGTAGGCGATGCAGGAGGTGTATTACTCCAACCTGTTGGCGGTGTGCCAGTGTTAGTTGTAAAGCTCCACGAACCGCCTGTAGGCGTGGCAGGAACAGTAGTTGACTCAATAAAAATCAAGTACTCAAAGTAAGTGCCACCAAAAACAGAAGAGTTACCGTAAAGGCCAGAAGTTTCTGAACCAGAAGATGCAACCACGTTCCCGTTTGGGCTGGCTCCGTAAAGTCCACCTGTTGCCATGATTGATCCTTACTTAAACGAATATCTGTAGTCGCGTGGCTGAAACTCAGATGTAAGGTGTTGATCACCACCGTGCCATTTGCCTCGATAGTTTTGGTCTTCAATCAAACCGTAGGCTTCATCAATACGTGCTTCCCATTTCTGAGCTTCAGCAGTGTTTTTATTCTTGTCGTAGTAACTAGCCAAAGTTCCAAAAAAGTAACCTTCAGGGAACGAAGACAACACAGCATTGTTTTGCACAATTGGGTTGATGTTGTCACCAGTTGGGCTAAACAAGAATGGAAACGTACGCTGGTAATACGCATTGATCTGCACGTTGTTGCCAGGGTTTGGTGTAAACACGTAGTTAGGACCAACTTCAGAGAATGAAGCGCGAATAACGCGAGGAACACCAAAAGGACGGACATACAGTTGGTCAATCATTCGGCGGCGAATAATCTCACGGTCACCAACACGGTCATACACAATCCAAGGACCCATGCTTGCAGCAGGAGTGCCAGGTGCTACATCAGTGTTAGGAGTCTCTTGGAAAAACAAAATAGGCATGTTCATATCCGCAGGGATAGGAGCCATACCATTGACATCAGTAGTTAATACTGTTTTGTTGTCGCCATAAGGGTTTGTACGTAATGCAGGAAGTTCCAATGTACGCATTTTCAATTCTGCAAATTGAACACATGCTTGGATTTCCAAAGAAGATTGACTTGGTAACTTCAAAATAGTTACAGGTGGTGTCAAGTTATTCCATGTGCCATCAGGATCGTTAACCAACACAGTTGTGCTAGTAACAGCCAAAACAACAGTGAATGGCAATGTAGTGCTTGGACCAATAAAGTCGCCAACAGAAATCACAGCGCGAGGATCTGTAGATACCGTAATCAAACCTGTTGAAGTGTTGATAGACGATACGCTAATTGATGTTGATTGAGGTAAAGCGCCCACCCATTGAGCAACACGGCTAACTAATACGTTAGCTGATTGAATGAATAGGGCCATAGCTCTTCCTTATTTGGTCGGTATAGACGGATTATATGGCAGCGGGATTTTTCCCGATGGATGGCAAACAAAGTCAGAATAGTATTCGTTCACAATTGCATAGAACAAAATCTTGTCTTTCTTTTCCATCTTAATCAGTTCCCAAGGACGATTGTTAAAGTACTTAGAACTGATTGAATGAGCAATAGACTTTGGAAGGTTCATTGCTTCAAACGTGCCAGCAAAAAATGGATTGTCAGTAGTTCCAATGTTTTGATAGAACTCACGGCGCTCTTTGCAATACTGCTTAATGGCTTCTACGTTATGTTGCGTATATTGCACATACCTTGTGCCATCTTCAGCACCGACTTTGTAATCAAGGTTCTTAGTCTTGAATGTCTGTGACCAAGTGCCAGACTTTACTTCGTTAAACAGCTTGTCATTGTGTTGAAAAACACCTTCTACACCACCACCAAGAACACCACCTGTGTAGTAGTCTTCATTGACTTTGGCTTCTTCATTGTTTAAGTTCAATTCCATGCTTTTCTCCTTACCAAAAGGGCCTCCGAAGAAGCCCTTTCAGTAAATTGGCTATTAAGCCAAATAACGCTTGACTTGAGCAGCAGCGCGAGGAGTAGTAACAACAGAACCTGTTGTCATACCAGCCAACACAGCCACACCAGCAGGGTTACGCACGATCAGAGTTCCCTCAAGAATGTATTGATCCAAGCTGGCGTCAGCATTGGAGAACACTTCATTGTTAGGGCCCAACTCGCGCAAGCTACCCCATTGGATAACGTCAGGGTTCAAGAACAGGATCGAAGTGTTGTCCGAACCAGTTTGATCCATAACCCATGAGTCATCGATTTGGTAGGTGTAATTGAAGTCACCTTCGTAAGTACCGATGGTGTCACCTTTGTCAGCAGGGTTAAAGCGGTTGATCGAACGGCTTTGAGCGATGTTGTCAGAGATGCTGGTACGCAACGAAGTTGGCACAACCATGTTAGTGATCTTGGCGTTGAAGCGTTGTTCAGCGACAGTCACCAACTGCTTGTACAGCACAGGGCTGAAAGCTTGCAGGGTTTGACCAGTTGCAAACGAGAAGTAACCCAAACCAGCGTTAGCCAACGAACCGTTAAAAGGTGTGTTGGTAGAAGTGGTAGAAGTTGTGTCATCGCTATCAGAAGCAGCCAAGTTCAACACGGCTGTACCGCTGGTTGGGTTACCAGAGCGAGTACCTGCAAATGCAAACAAAGAACCAAAACGGCGACCGTTGTCAGGGCTTGAACCTTGAGTAGCAGCTTGACCGCTGTACTTGATAGAAGCACCGTCAGCGCGAACCATTTGCAGTTCAACGTCAAACATGATTTCAGTCAATTGCTTGACTTCTTGGTAGGCTTGAGGATCGCCACCAGCTTGTTCAACAGCGCGAGCAGTGCCAGTAGCGCCGATCACGGTGGTGAAAATCTGAGTGTAGTTACCCAAGTTAGAACGGGTGTTAGAGGCGGCTGCACCAGCGGTAACAGAAGCGCCTTCCAACTTTGCGTTCAAAGCAGGAGTACGGAAATAGTCGTTAGGCCAAATGTGCAGAGTCGAATTGACTTTGCGCTTTTTGGACATTGCCATGTTGGTGATAGGTGTACGGTCTTTAACGTAGTTAGAGACAGTCATATCGAGGTCTTTGACCACGATGTCGGTGGTATACGAGCCGTTGCCGTTACCAAGGTTTGCAGAGGTGATTGTTGCCATTTTTAGCTCCTAAATATTTAACGAGGTCGGCGCTTTTGAGACGCCAAGAATGTTGCCAGAAGGTCCTGCGTTGCTTTCTTATCACCTTGGGCTGATCTCTTTTGCAAATCTTCCACCTTTGTATCGCTAGAGGTCTTGGCTTTTGCTTTAGGCTGATTGGCTGCTGCCAACGAACCACCTGCATTACGCACTTTAGGCCCTTCACGAAACTTCATACCATCACGAATAAGTCCTAACAAATATTCGTCACTGGAAACCAAATCAATGTTTGGCACACCTGGAACAAACGATCCATTAGCGCTTTTCCAATCTTTTGACAATTTATCTCGCAATTCCGAGAATGTCGCTTTATTGGCAAGCTCCTTATCCGAAAAAGATTGTCGAGCTTTCTCAAGTTGGTCCTGCACAAATGCAGCACGGTGTTGATAAAACTGTTGAACCTTCGGACGGTTCGCAGAAATGAATTCGCTCTTTTCTTGGATCAACTTAGCGTTCTGGCGGATAGCCGCTTCAGCTTCACTACGTTGAACCTCGTCAGTAGCAGCATCTCTGATTTGCATCCATTGCTGGTTGTATTGCTGAAGAGTAATTAACTCATCTGCATACTCTTGGAGTTTGGGCTGAATTGTCAGCTCTAATCCAATTTGCAAACCATCGAGTTCTTTCCTACGATTGGCTTCATATTCTTCAAAATCAGCACGCTCAGTTTTAAGTTTGCGCGCATTTTCATGGATAGCACTACCTTGACCAAGAATAGCAGCAGCCTTTGATACTGGAATCTCCACAAAGCCGCCTTCTGCGTCTTTATTTGGAATCCTCCACAGCATGTCTGGATTCTGCTCTGCAAACTCTAAGAAATTAACAGGTTCGGTTACACCATCGGTGGCCTCATCCTCATTCTCAGTATCTACAGTTTCATCAGTCTCAATTGAACTATCTTCAGGTTCGGCTTCCTCATTAGGAGCCGCCTCAGGGGTCATGGCTTTCGCCTCAACTTGTCCTGCTGGTGGAGCTGTACTATCGGCTTGCGGGACGTTACGCTTATTAGCGGCAATCATCGCTGCAATAGTATCGGCGGGGTTAACTGCACCAGTTTGCTCAGTGGCGGTCACATTTGTGATTACGTCTGACATATATTACACCATTTCGTTAAGTTTGGATTTTTCCAGTTTCTTAGCGAGATATTCACTCTTTTCTACAAAGCTAATGAAATCACGCACTCCAGCAACATAATATGCGTTGCCTATTCTTTCCGAGTCATCCTTGGAATCTTCCAAGCGCTCCAACATGTAAAACCTGTAAAGGTTAAACATCAATGCAAAATCTTCATTCTTGAGAAGCCTTGCGGCTGATTCTCCGTTTTGAAGTACTAGAGTTTGTCGATTTACATGGGCCTCCTTATAAGAATCAACTGCTTTGGTTCTGCGATTAAAGTAATCACGGATATTCTTTACTAAACTTTTCATTTTCAATCCTTAATCAATTTGCACGGCTGAAAGTTTACCCTTCTTCATAGCTTGCATTTCAAAGAAGTTGTCCATATCAACATCTTCTGCTTTTTTCATGTTCAAAGCAGCAACTGTTTGTGATTCTTGCGTTTTAGCTTTGTTCAACTCAACTTTTGATTGTGTTTCTTGTTCTGCAACGCCAGGACCTTGTGCTTGTTTGGCTTGAACCATCTTTGCGGCTTCTTCCAGCGTAGGCAAATAAGAATCGCAATGCTTCACACCCAAAGCATACAAAGTATCTTCAAATGGACGGCGAGCCTTGACAAACATTTCAGGAACGCTAGGGTCCAGCTGTGCAACGATAGCTGCAAAACCTTGCTGGGCTTGCATAATCAATTGTTGACGAGTCAAACGATTCTCGTCTGACAAGAAACCCAAAGCCAAATCAATGTTGATCATGTTTCGGTCAATGAATTCAAAGTTTTCCATTGACTTGGCATCCAAGAAACCAGCACCAGGCAACATTGCATCAGCCAATTGCTGAATGTTATAGTCATCAGCGTATTGAATCATGGTTTTCCAAACAATGTAGACCATATCGCGCACACCAATAGCGCAGTTCTTAACCATTTCATCTTGGATGAGTTGGTTGGGGCCCATAGCCAATTGCAGCTTGTAACCGCTATTGCCATCTTTCATAACTTCTGGATTCAGCGTGTCAGACGGGTTTGTCATCCCCAACATTCGGCTCGTATCTTGATCAAAACGCTCCATAGCGTCCTGAACGTATGCAAGGTTACCCTGCATAGGCTGGAACTCATAAACGTGCTTCATTGGATCAAATTTACGATCCAAAATAAACATGGCAGACACGCCACGTTGAATTTCTTCTGCGTCTACAAACTCAGGGTTAACACCAATTTGAGCTGTAGATGCTCGCATTGCAAACGAAATTTCAGCACGGTTAATAGCCGTCTTGTATTCTTGCAACGGAACCAAACGCTCTGCTTGTGAGTAACCAAAATGGTTGCCAACAATTGGTTTAGGACACATCACCGCCAATGGGATGAAATCTACTTCTTTGACGTACAGAATGTAGCTGCCAGAGTAAGCAATTTCAATTGTTTCTTCTTCACCATCGTTGTCTACGTCTTTACGCAGCCAAGCAGTAGTGATCATTACAACGCGACTATAACGATCAGCACCTGCACTTGCAATAACACCTTGTCCTGGGACGGGAGTGGAATCACGCGCATGAAGGGCGAGATCGTTCTCCAAAGCGCCAGCTTGATAAGCACCAGCAGGACCGTATGCAGCATGATCGGCAAACTTTTCTAAGTCGATGTATGGATACTGCGTTTTGGCCTCATGGATAGTCATGGGGTCGTAAAAACCACAGAAGTCTTGATTACGGATGCCAGGAATCGTTGGATTACAAACAAAGTAATGTTGGGCAACGTGTTTAATTTGGATGTTGGTTGAATAACCAGTCATCTTGTATTTAGCACGATATACCGTGTTGTTACGAATAGATTCTTGAACCTGTTCGCCAGTTGGCTCCATTGGAGCGCCCGTTTCATCAGGCATCATGGTTTCTTGAGCCACGCCTTGCAAATCAACGTCAATACGTGTCATTTGCTGGCGCTTAGTCACTAAACCTTTTTCAGCCGCCATGATTTCAAAAGAACGCAGTTGATCTTTTGTGCCTTCAACTTCTTTGTATTGCGTAATCTTGTCTCGCACGGGCTTAACCATGACAACACCGTTTTTGTGCAACAAAGAATCCTGTGCCCAATCACGGATAACAGCATATGAATCATTCTTGCTGTTAATAAAATGCAGTGCCATTTTTGCAGCTTGTTGTGCGCCAATAGCATCGTTTTCAGAAAAACGCTCAAACTCAAAGTTAAGTCTGCCGTTAGGCATCAAGCATTTGGTGATAACAGCTGTTGAATAGTCAATGCCAGGGCTTACAACAGGAGAAATGTAGTCAATACCGCGAACTGGTTCGGTAGAGTTAGAAACAGCAATGTTGAGATAGTGATAGTCACTCAAACGATTGAGTGTGTTTTTGGCTTGAGTCAGTCGAAGATAGTCAACCATCTTCAAATAGGCTTCATGCGCTACTTGATACTCAATGCCTTTGTTACCAGGAGGACTTTCCAAGCTCTCTACAACAATATTCTGTTTATCTAGCATTTTTATATCCTCTGGACCTTTCCCTCAAGGGGAGTAAACCGTTTTGCGGCAAATGTATTAGCACGGCTAACAACTGATTCACCATGACCCTGAATCAAAGCCAGAACACCAATTCGTGCGCTATCAATGTGGTCATCTTTACCCGTGAATTTACCATGATCATCAATGGCATAGTTGCGAGCTTCGTCAAGGAACGATTTACAGTTCTCGTTAATCAAGAAAGTTCCACGCTCCATTCCTAACCGCATTATATTGATTCCGTAGGCAATATGGTTTGTTACCTTGCCTTGATCGTTAGGAGGGTTAAGAATCGCGCCTTGGATGCAGTTAAGACCATACGAGTCTTCAAATACTTCTCTAACCGATTGTTCCGTAAGCGTGTAGCGGCCCGCTGTCCCGCCGTCATGTGGTAACGCAATAGGAACTTGTTTCGATTCTTTGTCAAGTAAGTAGTGAACGTATTCGTCAGGCGTTTCCCCATTAGGAATGGTAACTTGCCTGTGTAAGTAAATAATCTCTTGTACTGGATCACGAAATAAGAACGAGATAACTGTCGGGTCATTTTTAATTCCCAAGTCAAAACTAATCAAACGCTCAAACTTTTCTTCGTTTAACAAATCATGGTCAACAGCTTTGTAGATAGGCCATTCCAACAATGGAAACACCACACCTTTGCCAACCATAGGAATACCGTTAATACGGCACTCACGTTCCCAAGGCATAAAGTCTCGGCTTAACTGTTCACGCTCTTCTTTAGAAAAGAATGGCTCACCCCATTCATTCTCATATGGAATGTCATCCCAAGTCACGCGCACATGCGAGTAGCCTTCAATTTGATCCCAAAACTTTCTTACAAGTCCTGACAATCCTTTGAGGGGGGTAAACGAGCAGATAACCTGTCCGTTTCTAGATGCTGTACGGACAACAAGTTCTGAAAAAGTTTCATCTGGTGGCTGTTCATCAAGCACAACCAAGTCAAGCTCGAAGCCTTGAAGGTGGCGAACTTGTTGTGTGTAGTTGGAGAAGTAAAGCTTGGACTTTCCACCACTAACGTGCCAGATTTCAATTGAGAGGACGTTGGCTCCATCGGATCGGTAGGATTTGTCATCAATGCACTCCCTTGGGATTGAACCTGTCCCCAATTTATATGTTTGCTTGATGTCATCACAACCAAGAAGCTTGGATTGCAGTGTCTTAGATACTTGTTCCCAAGATTCACCCGCAGCCATAGCCACAATAGGTTTATCCCAGACCTTACCTTTCCAATCAGGAGGGTAGCGGCCTGTCAGATGGTAAGCAGTTTCAAACGTAGAAGCAATTGTTTTGCCAGCACGGTTAGCCGCAATCATGCCTCTACGTGCAAAGTGAGCGCCAGTCTCAAAAAACTTCTTTTGATACTCAAACGGACGAAACCATTTGAGCTGATTGAATTGCATTTCATGGGCCAATTTAACCCGTGCAATCATCATCTTCTTTTTTTGTTCGTCAGAAAGAGCCTGAGCAGCTTTCTTTCCCCCTGCCAGTTTGACAAGGTACTTTAAAGCTCGGTCTTTATAGATGGGTTGTATGTAATCACTTGCTTCACTTTTTGCCATATGTGTCTCGTATGGTTAACAAGATATGTGCAGACTGTGCCAAGTAATAGATTTCTTCAGGCCGAAGCTGTTGCTCACTTTGAAGGTCTTTTTGTAACCACTCTAAGCTTTTACGAGCGCAAACTTCTGCCTGAGAAAACAACCTCTGCCGAAAAATAGCAGATAGGTCTTCCATTTAAGCCCAAGGGTTAGCAATGTTTTTAGCGGTTACGGTAACCATGTCACGGTCAATCAATGACCAGACGCCACCGCCTTTTTCGCCAACCAAAAACGTATGCACACCACGACCTTCTTTTGTAAAAGTGCCGTCAGCATTACGCATAACAGTTTCAGGCGTACGTGGGTCAATCCAAGAATACTTCTCAGGAACAACTTGACCGTACTTGTTGAGTTTTTCGCCAACAGCGACTTTTTCAACAGGGCCTGTAATCTGATATGTGATTACGCCGTTTTCATATTTACGGAAATCCATATAGACTTTCTTGTCAGACTGAGGGTCCAACGGTGAAGGCATATTGGTAGCGCCGAAATAATGAACTTGTGCGTCAGGATCAGGCAAATCTTTGCTGCGTTCAGGCATAACACGCAATGGATCTTCAGGAATGGTGTCCTTCTTTTCCACGTACGGGTTATGGCCTGTCAAGAACTCAGCAGGAATTTTTTTGCCTTCTAGCGCATTTTTGGCAACCAGATATTGGTCTTCTTTTGGTTTGCCAATAAGGTCTAAAGAAATCAATCCTTCAGTCTTATCGTAAACAAATTGAGCCAAATCTTTAGCTGTAGGCAGGTCTGCCTTTAATGCGTCAATGTCATACGTTGCCATAAATATCCTTTACTCTTTTACAGGTTCTGTTTCAACAACAGGTTCTTGAACTACAAGTTCATCCCCAACTTGAGGCTTGTAAGTTGCAATGTATTCAGCAGTTAAAACTGTTTGTGTTTCACCACAAATAGCCACTACTTGGTCTTGTTCATCACGTTTAAAGTCATCAATGATCATGGTTGCACCTTTGCTTTTTCTTTAACAGTTTTAAATTTACCGCCAGCCGACACGTTGTTGGTCGTTTGGTCGG